CAACCAACATCCAAAACACAAATGCCTCCGATCAAACCGGAGGCATCTTGATGACCCCACGTTAAGGGGTCCCGTTTGGACGAAAATCACCCCTCAAACAGGGTCCTCATTCCACGAAAAATCACAGCCGAGTTCCTGCACGGCGGCGTCAATCTGATGACTTTCCAAGAGTTCGACCACGTTTTTCAAGACAATGTTCGAGCGGATGCGATTGATCGCTTCTTCCCACGCGGCTCGAAGTACAGGGGCCCACTCTGCGGCAAGGGCCTCAAGCTTTTCCCGGCTCGAAAGGCGCTTCAGCACGGCCTGTCAGCCCCACACACGCGGATCGACGCGGGGTAACGGCTGCGGACGCCCAAGACGCGCCAATGCCGTCTCTGCCCGCTTGGAGGCCTCTGTGAGCGCGTCCAGCGCCTTAGCGGCCTCTACGGCCTGCGAACTGTCCACTTCGATGCCGAGAGACACCTTGGACGGCGCGGCCTTTGTGGTGTGTTCAATTTCGAGGTCGGGAAACTCGTCAACCAGCCAATTGACGATCTTCTTGGCGAGCACGTCGCCAGCCTGCCCCGGATCGCGTTCGATGATGACTTTCATGGTATCTCCATAGAAAAAGGCGGCCCGAAGACCGCCCTTCCGTATCCACTCGTGCCGCCTCAATAGTAAGGCGAGATGCACGCCTTTCGAGGCCCCACATAGGGCTGGTAGGTGTTGTCTGATGCGCGATATGACCGGTAGTGGTCATAGCACCATTGAACATGAGCATTGCCGGCATAGACGGGAGCTGGGGCCGGCGCTGGCTGGCTAGCGATGGCTCCACCTACAACCGCGCCTAGCCCGAAAGCTGCTAGCGGATACCAGAAACCATCCGAATGACGGCGATAGCCTGGACGGTAGTTGGTGATACCGCGATGGCCGTGCCAGTAGCCTTTCCGAACAACGTGGCGCCGGACCGTTGGCTTGGCTCTACGAACAATGGGGGGCCGCTTGATGACCTTGCGCTTCTTGAACGCGACCGTTTGAACATTCGATGGCACATCAATCTGCAGCATCATCGGAGCCGCAACGGACGGGGCGACGGGCACCAGCATGGACGACAGGCCGATGGACCCTGCGCAAAGCGCCGACATGAACTTTTTCATTTCAACTCCAATCAGGTGCGTCCCTTCCCTGATTGGGTACGATTCCCCGGCTGAACGGGGCATGAACGGCGTCAGGCTGCGATAAAGGCCTGCCACGCGACAACTGTGCCGGCCGCCGGTATCCGCTTCAAATCGGTGATCGCCCTGTCCTTGCCATCGACCACAAGCAAATCGGTAAGCGCCGGCTCAACCTCCAGCGCGGCGAACGTCACGACATCGCCTGTCTCGACAATGACCGTACCCCGATCAAAGCGCTGATTTACACGGCGCACAGTCGCCTTGAGGGCATAGCTCGTCACCGTCTCCGTCGGCGGGTCGTAGCTGTGCTCGCCGGGCGTGGTGACGGTGCGCTTGAGGGTGACTTGGCCCTGCGAAAATTCCTGCAAGAGATCGGTCGCGACCTCCTGCATCTCGTCGTAGAAATCGCTCATGCCCGCACCGCCCGCGCCACGTAGGGCGAAGCCGAGCCGAGTAGACTGGATAGGATGCCGTCGATCACGCTGACCACCGGCCGCTGATCGTATGCGTTGCCGGTGCCAACTGCGTACTCGACCTCGATATCACCGACGCGGGCCGATTTCTTCACCTTCCCGGGCGTTACATCGGGCGACAGACTGCCGGGCGATGCCATTTCACGGACCGCCGCCTCGATGGTCGCGTTGACGATCTCGACGGGGATTTCGTCCGACGCGATCTCATTGCCGTCGGCATCGGTGGCATACATGCGCGGCCATTCCAGAGCCTGCCCCCTCGAATGCGTCCTGCTGCCTGGGAAGCGGCTTCGGTATTTGCCATCAATCCATGCCGTGGCGCGGCGCAATGCCTGCTCGGCCGGCGCGATGGGAGAAACTGGGAACGCCAGCCCGCGAGCAGCGGCATAAGCAGCGGCATCGCTCACGCTGACGTAGCTTTCGGCATTGGCAAGGCCGGAGCCATCCTCGACGGTTAGCGACATTGGTCATGCCTCGTCTTGGCCGTCCATGACGGCAGTCGGATATCGAACCGAAAGGATGCTGATTGCCGTGCCGAGGGGGTAGCGCGTGCCGTCCGATCCATCCCAGCCGGTGCCGATCACGTTGTTCTCGCGAACCGTGCAGTAGGCAAGCGCCCGAAGTTCGCCGGACTTGGCCTGAGAGAGCAACCCCTCGATTGTCTCGACAAGATCGCTGTTCGCCTCGCCGGGCAGAACCGTCTTCCCGAATTTGACGACGTTGCTCACGCGGCCATTTCCTTCGCCAGTGCGGCCTCAGCATCTTCCTTCGAAGCGAACGGGCCGGAGTGCACTTCCTTGCCGCGCTTCAGGTAGAGCTTGCCGAAACGACCCTTGGCGATGCGGAGTTCATTGTCGTACCGGTCGCCCGCGATCTGCGCACGCAACGCATCTGCGGCCTTGGCGTCCATATCGAGGATTTCGTGATGGTTCAGGTCGAACTCGGCCTTGGAAACCATGAGAAAGCCTTCGGCATTGTCCGCCTTGACCTTGATCTTCATCTCACCTGCATCGATGGCTTTGGCCCCGCCATTTGGTGCATAGATGGCATCGACGATGCGATAGCCAGCCTTGACCAGTTCGGCCTTGCGCTCCGGGGAAACCGGATGCGGCTCATAGTGGATCGGGCGATTGTCCATTCGTCAGTTCCTCATTGGGAAGAAAGGAGCGGGCCGTAAAGCCCGCCCCATTGGCCGGTCATCGGCTCTTGAGCACCACGCCCGCAACCGACTTCAGGTCGGAGGCGACGACATCCCAGTTGGTGCCGGTGCCGAGCGCCGTGGCGTTCGGGTTCGCCTGGCCCGATGCGACGTCGTACTTGAAGCCCTTGATGCCCACGTTGTAGGCGAACTCGCCCTGAAGGCGGGTCATCAGGACTTCGAGGCCAGTCACATCGTCGATGACGATATCCGAGGTCTCCGTGACCTCGCATAGCGCGCCATTCGCGGTCAGGCCGAGCGTGTAGTAGTCATCCACGGCCGGAGAGCCGGAGGTGACCTTGAGCGAGGCGCTGTCCGTCACGATGACGGGGCGGTTCAGCGTGATTGGCGTGCCGGTCTGCACGTTGAAGTTGGCAACGCCGTCGATCTTCGCCGCGATCTGCTCCTTGACCAGATCGTAGTACGGCTTGGAGTGCATCACCCATGCCACGATACGATCGGCCCGGTCGCCCATCTTCGCCAGCGTGGAGACCAGCGATGCAGTGGTCGCCGTACCATTGGACGGGACCGTGTACATCATGGCGCCGGTGCCGACATTGACGAGAGCAGCGCGGGCCGCCAGCAGAGTGCTGTTCAGCATGTCGAGCTGCTGCGCCACCGCGATCTGACCGCCAAGGATGCCGGAGAACTCCAGTTCCGAGTAGCGGGCGAAGATCTTGCGGAAGCTGTCGCGCGACTGGTCGACGGGACCGATCTTGCGGTTCAGCTTGACGCGGATGAACTCGTCCTGAAGCATGGAGAGCTTCGCGGCGTCCGAGGTGGACGTATTGTCGCGACGGGTGACGAGCGAGGCGATATCCTTGAAGAAGGATTCATACTCGTAATCGCCCGGCTTTTCGACCGTGCGCATGATGATCGCGTTGTTGACCGCCGCGTTGAACACGTCGGCCTGCTGCTGAAGAGTTTCGGCAGCGCGGGTCTTCAGGTACTCCTGATAGACCTTGAAGTTGGAAGCGAGATAGTCGGCCATGAGGGGTTCCTTTCAGGATTGAGCCGATTGATGATCCCGATCAGTCCGGAAGGGCCTTGTAGGCGTCGAAGCCATGCTTCTCGACGAACGCGGCGCGATCCTTCTCGGTCTTGAAATCGGATTTCTTGGTGACGCCGGCTCCCCCGGCTCCATTGCCCGGCTGCTTCCCGCTGCCGGATTGGCCAGAGCCTTCAAAGGCCCGGCCGAAGACCTCCGATGCTTTCATCTCGGAAATGAGATCAGCGATCGAAAGAGGTTCGCCCTTTTCGTTGACGCGAGGATCACCCTTCGCATCGACGACATGGACGTTGAACTCATCGTCCACCTTCACATGCCGCTGGACGTGCGGCAGAAGCAGTTCCGGGACGCCTTTGGCCGCCGCGATGGCGGAAACGGCCTTGGCATCGACCAGTTCGGCATTCAGACGGGCGCGCATAGCCGATATCGTCTCGTCCTTCGCCTTTAGTGCGGCGTCGTGCTTCTCGTTCATCTGGGCGCGGAGCTTTTCCCATTCGCCAGCCTTCTCGGCCTTGGCGAGTTCGGCCTGCTCCTGTGCGGCCAGCAATTCCTTGATCTCGTCAGGCGTCTTTCCGAGACCCTGCCAGGCTTTCACCTGCTTCTCGTAAGCCGCGCGATCAGCACGTTCCTTCTGGAGAGCGGATTTCAAGCCGTCCGTCGGCTCGATCCCTTCGACCTTCAGGGCGAATTTGCCGTCCTTTTCCTCGTAGAGTTCGCGCAGGGGTTCATCGACAGCATCAAGGCTGTCCACGATCAGTTTCAGCATGTAAGCGTCTCGCTTGATGAAAGACCGGATCACCCGGCCATGTGAGGCGGCGGCTCACCCGCCAGCCATTCCGCGCTCGGATAGCCGAGCAATTCCTTGGTCCAGCCGCTCATGCTGTGGACCTTGCCAGTCAGACGCGGCCGCGCGATCCGCCAAGCCTCGGTGAACGAAGCGACCTCGCCCCATGAGGCGGGGTTGAAGAAATGCGCCCCCTCGGCCTGCATGGGTATTCCGGCGAGGATGATACGATCGTACCCGGCTTCCATCGCCACCTTGACCGCGAATAGACCGGACGATCCGGAAGCATTCATGCCGGGCCACAGATAGCTTGTGACGCGATCTATGCCGGGATGGCCTCTTTCATGCCCGATGTGCTCAAACGCCGCTGGAAAGCCGCGCCTGCCCCGCTCTGCACGCCATCTCTGCATGCGCTCCGGGTGCAATGAACACCAAGCCCGAATAGGCCTCGCCCAGCGCGTTCCTATGTCGTTGACGGCGAACACCGCATCCGGTTCGCAAAGCTCCATCGCGGCGGCCGCGTCATCCCAGACACATGACGCCCCGCCGAGGATGAGCGCTAGCACGTCAGGATCACGTCCTTTCGGACCCTCGCCTTCACCCGATAATCGAGCCCCAGGCTGAGCACCCATTTCTCCGATGTCCCGGCCGGTACGCCGTAATAGCGTTCAGAGAGCCCCTTTTCCTCGAACATGATCACCGGGCGATACTTGCGGATCGTCTGTTCGGCGCCCCGGAGCGCCATTGGCTCATAGCCCTCGATATCGAGGCAGAGCAGATCGCAGGCGTCGAGATAGAGGCTGTCGATCATCATGATCGGGCACCCGCCATCGCCGTCTATGTAATGCGCTCCCGCGTTGCCCTTGATATTGACCATGCCGGCCAAGGCCGGCTTGTCGCCGAACCCGGCGTGCTGATGCATTACGTTCGACGGCACGTTCCGCTTCAGGCATTCGTAGTTCACCGGGTCAGGTTCAACGGTGACCACTTCGCGGAATGACTTCGCCAGATGCGAGGCCCACACGCCGACATTGCCACCGGCCTGCACCGCCATGCTCTTGCCCCGCGTGAAGCCGATAGCGATATCGAGGTCTGGTAACTCATCATGGATGACGCGCCAGCACCAATCGGAGACCTCGAATTACCGGTCAAGGTCGAGTTGAGGGCTGATCTTCAGCGGAAGTATGGCTCTGCAATGCAATGACGATGGACCGCTCGGGGGCGGTGATGGCCTCCGCCAGGCGCCGCGTCACG